AAGTCATCACACATCCGAATGCGAATGTTGAGGCTGCACTTGAATCGTTCGCTGATGCAAACCTTGATTTAACAGCAGCGTTGATTGAAGTCAACAAACTTGTTGGGTAAGAATTATCACACAGTGATTATGGGCTATCGTAGAAATACGGTAGCCCTTTTTGTTTTATTATCATATTTATACTAAAAGGATTGTGGTATGCCGCGAGTAGCAATACCAGTAGTGTTCCACCCGACGTTGCAATTTAGGTATATGTTGTTTACATCAAAATTACCAACTGCACTTATACACGCACGTTCGGCGCAGCAACCTGCATTTGATAATGCTCCTGTAACGGTGGATCATAAGAATGGTTATGTAAAGGTCAAGGGTAAAACACGGTGGAATGACATCACATTGTCGTGTTATCAGTTTGAAGGGATAACCGCGAAGGAATTGTGGCGGTATCTGAATAATGACCACCAAAAAGTTTCTACGGCTACGGATTACTTTGCACATGACTATAAGCACATGATGCAGTTGATGCTTTTAAATCCGATGGGAATACCTATTAACGTATGGCAGTTGCACGGTGCATTTATTTCCAGCGCATCTTGGGGCGATTTGGATTGGGGTTCTGATGAGATTGTACAATGTGATATAACAATTTCTTATGATTATGCAGAGTTGGATGGGTTGGAAGATTTGGCAAATGGCATTATAGATGCAGTACGAGGATTATTCTAATGGCAAGATTAACACCAGCGAATTATAGACCTATTTTACAGTTTCACTTTCATGTGATATTTTCGTCCTTGGAGACTGGTACATTTGTTACCTATGCTCGTGGGACTGATTTACCATCGGCAACGAATAACCCGATTGTCATTGACTATGGTAATACCTATATGCACGTCAAGGGGAAGACCAGGTGGAATGAAATCAATATGACATTCTACTCATTATCGAAGCCGAATACAAACCAGACTATGTGGGATTATTTGAATTTGCACCAGAAGGTAACTGATGGTGTGGATCAATTTAAAGACCAGTATATGGGTGATATTCAGGTGCAGTTGTTGAACCCAGATGAAACAGTTGTTGGTACATGGAAACTTATCAACGCATTTATTTCATCTATCAACTTCGGTAATGTTGATTGGTCAGCAGAAGATGTTGTACAGCCAGAGATTACATTTGTGTACGATTATGCAGAGTGGGCATCTCAATAGTTCTAATTTTGATACTTATGAAAAAAACAGGAGAATGTAGTTATGAGTAAGGTCTTGAACCCTATACCAAATAACGGATCGGTTACGCCAGAACAAGCGGAAGCAAGTGCGGCAAATGCACAGGCAATTATTCAGCAACGATTAAAGGCTTTAGAGAATGGTGATATTACACCAGAAGATTTAAAGGTTCATCATCTTGGTGAAATTGCCGATGGAAATGCCAAGTCATCATATCCAACTGTCGTGGTTGATTTACCAAGTAAGGGTTTACTATATCCGGCTGACAATCCAATGTCACTCGGATACGTTGAGATGAAGCCAATGACAGCGCGTGAGGAAGACATCCTTACGACTGAAAGCTACTTGAAGAAGGGAATTGTACTTGATAAGTTGTTCCAATCGTTGATTGTGACAAAAATCAATTATGATAGTATGTTGATTGGAGACCGAGATGCTATTATGATTGCTGCCAGAATCTATGGTTATGGCGCTGAATACAATTCTAAGATTACAACTCCATCTGGTAAAATTCAGATGGTCACTGTTAATCTTGAAGAAATTCCACATAAGGAATTTGACAGTACATTGGATGCTTATGCGCAGGGTGTAAATCAGTTTGAATTTACTACATCGTCTAACAATGTAATCAAGTTTAAGCTGTTGACAAATGGAGACCAAAAGGAGATTCAGGAGAATCTTAAAAAGGTGAAGCATGGGGATGCGCGAGATACCCAGTTGACTACTCGGTTGTATCAGATGATTTTATCAGTTGATGGTAATGAAGACCGCCGATATATCAAGTCATTTGTTGAGAATGATTTCCGTGCGATTGACAGTCGAAAGTTCCGTGACTATATTGCTAAGATTCAGCCTGGTGTTGATATGACAATTGAAGTGGTTGATGAGGACACTGGTGAACCCTTTCGCACTCAAATTGCCTTCGGACTCGACTTTTTTTGGACTAACGTTTGAGTATAACCAACGGGTTTTTGAGCAGATATTTGATCTCGCATTTTACGGTCAAGGTGGGTTTACCTACAATGATGCGTACAATATGCCAGTAAACCTACGGTCATTTTATTACAAGAAACTTTCTGACATCATGGAGAAGCGTCAGAAGGATGCAGAAGAAGCGGCTAAGAGTGCCAAGAGGACGGGGCGCAGGAGATGAACCTGATGCCCCGTTTTCTCGTTCTATCAACTATTTATTACAAAACAAGCAAACATTATGGGACGAACTGTTTATAGCGAAAACGCGATTTTTAAACTTCTCAATATGCTATCTCAAAAGAGAATGAGAAAGGCATTTGAAAAGGAACTGGATGGTACCACAGAGGAACTTGAGGATGCTGCTATTCAGTTGAAAAAGAAATCGGATGCGTTGAAGGATAAACTTGCAAAATTTTGCAAGACACATCCAGACCATGATTTGTGCCAAAAGAGAAAGTCTGGTGATTCTAACTTGATTGGGGTTGAAAAATAATGGCGGCGATAGATGCCAAAGCACTTGAAAAACTTAGTGCCACTGTCAAGTTATTGACATCTGCTGGTACTAACATATCGGATAAAGCCCGTGAATTGATGACGATACTGTACGCCGTCAATGAGGGTTTTATTACTGTTGAAGAAAGTTTGGCTGGCGCACTTGATGATGTTCAGTCTGGTAAGTTAGAGGGCAAGAATTTAAAGAAGTACCTCAAGTCAGTTGGGTTGCTCGATGATGCCGTTGATGATATATTAAAAAAGCGTAAGGAATTAGATAAGTTAGATGACGAGCGTATATCGAAAGCCAAGACATACGAAGGGCTTGTTGATCTTATTTATGAGACGGATACGAAACGTGGTGTTGCAGTTGACAAAACTGTATCTGCGTTTGATGAGTTGAATAAGCAGATTGTTGAGCAGAGGAAATTGCTGGATTCGAGTGGTGCATCTTTGATGAACCATGCTGATTTGATACAAAAGCAATTACAAACTCGTGGGAAACTTACAGAGTCATTCAAAACTGAATTGATTGACTCAAAAGAGATTCAAGCGCACTATAACACAATCAGTGATGTTATTGATAATATCACGGCTAAGAAGTTCAATATAAAGGGTATTGGTACTGTATCTCCAGAGGAAGCTATTTCTGGTCTCAAAGCAATTAGTGATAAGCAAATTGACTTGATAGAGCAGGAGGATGCGGTTCGGCGTGGGAAGTTAAAGCAATTTGCTGCATGGGCATCTGGTATGACACTGGATGTGGGTACTGGTGCTATCTTTAATGAGAGTGGCGCACAGTTATTTGGTGCTGCCCTTGCAAGTAGTGATAAGAAAATTAGTGCAATGTCGGACAACTATGAACGGTTGGTTCAGCAGATGATTGATTCTGGCGACATTGCTGACAATATGAAGGCTACACTTTCGGATACAGAGATGATTGTGTTGCGACAGGCGGCGGCTGCAAAGCAACAACTTGATGTTATGAAGTCGCAGATTTCTGTATCAGAGGACAACTTGAAGTTGCTTGTCAAGTTCAGACCAGCGTTGGCAGCAGCAGAGGAAGTTGGTGGTAGTCTGGCTGACTCCTTTAAGAAACTGACATCTTACTTACCATCTGGAATCCAGAATATACTTGGTATTGAGGATGCAGTTAAATCACTTAAAGGTGCAAACGAAAGTGCTATCAAATCATTCAACACTTCACTGGTTGAAACTGGTAGTATTTCAAAGTCAATTGGTACTGCGTTCGGTGAATGGGGTGGTATCATTGGTAAGTCAATTGGCCCATTGGGGATGGTTGCATTTGCTGTTGCTGGATTGTTCAATATGGCTCGGAATCTCGGTCAAGAATATCGAGACATTGCTAAGGACAACGACATCAGTGTGAAGCAAGCGAAGGAACTGTATAAGGTCAATAAAGAAATTACTGGGATGAAGCAGAATGAATTTCTCACCAGTAAGGAGATAATGAAAGTTCAGGAAGAACAGATTAGTTCTACTGGCGTTGTTTTCGACTTGACTTCTGAAAAGGCCAAACAGACTGCGATTGAGATTGGTGAGATTGGTAAAGCGTTCGGATACGGTGTTAAGACTGCGAAGAAATTAAATACAGTGTTTGGTAGGCTTGGTGCTGAAGAAGGTATGGGGTTGGAACTTAGCCGTGAACTTGGTATCATGTCCGAGATGGCTGGCTTATCCCCTACGATTGTTTCTCAAGATTTGGTTGACAATGCTGAACTGTTGCAGACATACTTTGCTGGTATGCCAGCTGAAGCAGCGCGTACTGCGTTGCAAGTTCGGCGTATGGGTGTGTCGTTGGAGAAGGCTGGTAACATGGCGCAGAAGATGCTCGATTTAGAGCCATTTATGACCGATATGTTTGAACTTGCTGCGATGGGTGGCCCTGATTTGAGTAAGGCGTTTGAGTTTGGTATTACTGGTGACATTGAGAATATGACCAAATCGGTTATGGAGAGTATTGGGTCACTACAAGAGTTCAACAATCTTGACTTTTTGACACGCAAGAAGTTGGCTGATACCGTTGGTATGACTACTGACCAACTTGCGAAGTCGTTGTCTGCGCGGGAAAAACTTGCTCAACTTGGAAAGACAGAGCGTGATTTTGTTGAAGCGAATCTGGATGACTTCGGAAACCTTCAAAATATGGATCAGGAGGCGATAAAGAATCGTATCTCGGAGGTTGATGCCACTCAACGGTTGGATGCAGCCTGGAGCAAAATACAGGCTGCCTTGACTAAGGCAATCTTACCAGCAGTTGAAGC